AAGCGCAAGTGAAACCGCTAATGAATGTAACGGTACTATAAAAGTATTGGAGTTATAAAAAATGATTGATTGGCAAGATAAAATAATTTTTGTGGCTATGATTATAATGATGATTATAGCCGCCCTTAACATAGACAGCTTTATGGTGATGCAATGAGTAAAAAGATAAAAATAGAATTAACTGAACCACAATATTTTGCAGTTGTTCAAGCATTGCAAGGACATTGCTTGGATATTATGGGTGTTGAGTTTGTAGACTCAGATATGGCTACTGAAAACTACGTTATAAATAACGCAATAGATGCAATGGATAAAGGACACAAAGAATGGATAAAGTAACAACCCCGCTAACATGGCCAGAGTTAGAAAACTTTGTTTTACAGCATATAGCGACATGGGTGGAAAATGACCAAGAAGTACGAAACGAAGAAAAAAATAGTTTTGACCACCACCCAGAACTTTTTAGAACTAGAATGGACGAGTTTACAAACTCTTTTAGAAATAAATGGTTTGTATTTGAAAAGGAACATAATTTAAAACAAAAGTAAAAGAGGCAAAAATGGAAATTAAACCAGAAGATAGGGACACTCGAGACAGTATAAAACGCGATATAGATAGGTTAGAACCTCTAGCCTTACTACCAGAAGCACCGCCATCAGTTAAACAAGACTATAGGCAAGCAAAAGAAGCTATGGCGGTATTAGTTAAAAAACTAAGGGAGGAAGGAGTTAGAATATGAAACCTTGGGAGAAATTAAGAAAAAAGCAGGCTATAGAAGTAAAAGAACTTTTTGAGTTATTTAGCCACCTGACAATAGTTGAAGCATCTAGGGCAATGGGGATAGATACAAACTCACTTAGAACACACGCATTTAGATTTGGCGTTGAATTTGCCAAGCATTATGGCGGCAAAACTTCTATAGAAACAGATGCTAAAAAAATAGCAAACCAAAGAATAACTTTACCAAAAGTTCCTTGGGATATTCGTGGGGAGGATATTAAACGACACTAATAGACACCAACTAAATTAATGGCATTTGCCTCCCCTTATTATTTATAAAAAAAACGAGCAGTAAACACAATGGAATATTATACGCTTTTGACAATATTTTACCCAATAGCAGAACATGAATTACAGTTTAGCGTTTGGTTTTTATCGGAAAACGATTGTTGGAATATTTTAACAAATACAAATACTATTTACGATAAATTAAATGCAACTTCTGGACACTGCGATGTAAGCGATGCTTTATCTAAATTAACTAAACCTAAAATAAGACCTTGGTAAAAATAAATTAAAAAATTATAAAAAAAGTGCTTTACACTTACAAATTTATAGTGTAATGTTTACATATAAGCAAAAAAGAGGATTTTAAAAATGAGTAACTATTTTAAAGAACAACCCGCAAAATTTGATTATGGTATTATGCGTTTTGACCAAGTTGACGAGTATATTGACGGACATCACATAAACACGTTTTGGAAGGCAAAGCCAGTTTCTGAAGGCGGCAATGCCGCACAGTATGTTACCATAGAAGATTTTGCTGAAGGAGGATACCTTACTACAATTTACGAACACGATAACAATACAAAAGTATTGGAAGAGTGTGGACCTTTTGACACTATTAGAATGGCGGTTAAAGTAGCAGAAACTAAAGTGTGTATGACATTAAATGTTTAAAAGCTAGAGGGGGTTAATAGCCCCCTTTTTAATTTATTTTACTTTTTACAAAAAAAGTAGTTTACATTTACAATTTATTAATTTATAATTAACGTATAAGCAAAAAAGAGGATTTTAAAAATGAATGTATATGTTGTTAGCACACAAATTTTAGAAAATGATGGCGCAGAAGTAGGTTCTGGGGCGTTTGCAGAGGGACTACACCGTTGGAAGTATAAAGGCGGCGACGATTACGTTGTGCAAGGTTTAGAGCGTGAGCAAGACGCTATGGCTTTTGTGGCGGCAATAGTTACCACTAACAATTTAGGCCATAAAGAGTTTGTAAGAAGCGTTAGAACTTATGCAGAATGGCAAACCGTTCTTGACGATATGGACGAGCAAAGCAAAGAATTTTACGAAGAACAAGCCATAGAGGTAAACCCCAACACTTACAAAAAGGCGGCATAAAAAGGGGGGGGCAGTTAGCCCCCTTACCTTAATTCGAAATGTGGACCATCTATAAACGGCCTGCGCCCTTGTGACCTTCTAAGGTCTACATACTCATTCATAGCATCTTCCATAGTGCCTTCAAAGTCGCCTATATCGTCTATATGCCATGCCGCGCCCCATCTAAGCCGACAACCTACTTCCTTGGCCGCACTAGCCATTGCATCAGCTATGTCATCATATACATTTATTTCCCAAACAACTTCAGAACCATCGTATGCCACCAAATCAACAGCGTGTGAAAAACCGCTTTCTTGCATTAAGTGTTTTGATTTCATTGTTTGGCTTCTGCCCATATCAAAAAGCCGTTGCTGTTCCTCAACAGTTCTGACGCCATACGTCACGCCAAAGTCAACTTTTGTAAGTTCTATGGCCTTTTGTACTGTAGCAACCATATCAGGGTGAACACCCTCTAGCTTGCCCAAAGACCTACTTGATAATTTAAAAGACATTTTAATTTTCCTATTACTATTTTCTAAAAAACTTTGTGGCAGACCTGACGGCAAAGCTACTGGCTACGATAACTCCTAACGTATATTGATACCACTCTGGCATACTTTCCAACGCTATAAAGCCCTCTGCAACGATCTGACGGCCTTTTTCACCTGTGAACACTAAAATTAATGGAATACTGAACAAGCCAACCAAATATTCGTCTTTCCATGAGTTTTGAGTTCCTTGCGCCATTATCCGCTCCCAATCGGCAACCGATGTTTCTTTTGAGAGCAATATTTTACTTTTTGCTTCTGCCTCCGTTAGCTTTAATTTGGCTTCAGCCGCTTGTTTGGTTGTTTTTGCATCAAGCCAAGAGCCTGCTAAACTTGCAACTGGACCTAATAGTTGTGCTATCATGCGTTTTTATCCCTTATGCTGTTAAACCCAAAATAACCGACAACGACTCCACTAGCCGCCACAACATAAACGCTTGCAATATCTGTTATAAGACTTGCCGCCACCTCAAAGCCAAGAACAGATGCTAATAAAATAATAAAAGGGTATAATAACATTCCCGCGCAACACGCTTTAACAAGCAATCGTTCAGTGTTTCTTTTTTCGTCTGCATCAGCTATTTTAAGTCGGCGGTCTTCTATTTCAAGTTGTTGAAACTCTTTCTTACTAAGGTTGCCGTTCTTATCCTTATCTAGCTTGTCGAACTCTGTCATTTGCGTACTCCTGACATATGCGCCTATTATATCCTAAAATTATTAAACGTCCATTTTTATCGTATGCCGCCCATTTTTTGCCATGTTCTATTACTATTGGGTCGTAATCTCCAAGCACGAAACTTTCATGGAATTGTGAGTTACTAATATTTTTGCTTTCTCCGCTTGTTTTAGGCATTCTTCTTTATCCGAAAATGTAGCTATCTGATAAAATTTTAAATTATCAGTATTTATAAAATGCAAGAATACTAAAACATAAATCACGGCAAATAATCCCGAATATCGAGCCAACCCATATGATGCAAATAGGCCGTAGAGCCGACCAGAGCCGCCGTGAGTAGCAAAATGATAGAAACCGCAGTAAGTGCTAAGTCTGCCCTTTCTTGTGCCTCACGCCTCGCCCTAGCTTCTGCCTCGCGTTTTTCGGCTAATACCTCTCTGCGAATTTTCAAAAGTTCTAAGTATTTTGACCGTCCGTAGGTTTGGGTAATCCACTCTTTAAGCTCTTCTTCTGCCTCAGCCGCCTGTCGGAGTTTCGCCCATCTATCCAACGCCGTAGCATTTGCACTTTTGCTTGATACACCTTTTTTCTGTAACGTTTTCTTAGCTTGGTCAGTTGCGTCAAAGAATTGCCCGATTTGCTTACTAAGTCCTGCAACGGTTTTTCCTGCCGCGAGACCAGTTTTTATGCCTGCGAGAATCGTAATCGGGTCCATAATTACATCCCATCGTTGCGGCTAAACTCAACTGTCTTTTCTAATATAGCAATACGAGATTGGAGCTTAATTATTTCCATCATGTGACTAGCCATGCCGCCCATGTCTTCATTAATCATATCTATATCAGTCCAAATTTCATTATCACCGTCTTCAATTTCTTCGTAAACTTCCGACAAAATATCAATAATTTCTTGCAAGTTATCAGTATTACGTTGCACATCTCTAATGAGATTAGTTTTATCAGTAGCGTTATTTTCAACAGTTAAAATATTCACTGTTTCTTCTAAGTTAGATATTGTGCTTGCTTGCTGTGCCGTCCACCAAATAAATCCACCAATCTGGGCGATAACAACCCCCACAACAGCAATGCTGACTTTTGGTAGTTTATCACTCATTAATACCCATTAGCTACCAACTTGCTAAATTCACCCGACATTAATTTTTTCTTAATGTACTGATTTAGCTCTGGACTACCTAATTTTGCGCCACATTCTTTCATCCACATTTCTATAACTACAAATGGAATAGACCCTGCAAGCCGCATATCAGATTTACGGTTGTGGCCATCTATGTTGCGCTCTTTATTAAAATCTAAAATGCGCTGAATATCCTGACTGCGGTTAATTACAATTTTACCGTCTTCGTCAAAATATTTTGTTTGTACGCTCATTTTTCTTTATCCCAGTTAAATTTTCCTTTATATCCCAGTGATTCCATTTCTTTTTTTATAGCTAATGCCGCCGCACCGCCAGTTTGCATCTTTAACATTTTTTTCAGCATTTCTAGATATTCTTCTTTAGGTATGTTTCCAATAGTCATTATTTTTTACCTTTCTTTTTTTTGGGAGCTTTGCCGCCTTCCCAAGCCTCATTCACATCTGGAGTTGAAGGGTCATCTGCTTTTAATTTGCCAGTTGCCGTTCTTGCTCGTTTTGGCTTAGTAGCTCCTAACTCTAATGCAAATCCTGCTTGCAATAAAATAGCACCTTCTTCAGAATCAACTTCTATTTCTTCGCCTTTATTAGTAGCAACACCGTTCACAAAAGGTCGCCTGTCAGTTGTAATTTTAACTTTCATAATGTCCTCCGTAGTGATGGGGCATTTCTGCCCCACCTATTTTTATGATGCGTTAATGTCCGCTACAATACCGTGTGCCTTTTGCGAAGTAACTTGTAAGCCATACTCACAAGAAATTAGTCTACGCTCAGACAAACCAGTTTTCGCTAGTGGTTCTTGCTTCGCAGTTTGCAAGTAAGCAACCTCAGCATATGATGGGTCTATAACAAGAACGTCAGGTGTATAATCTACACTTGAGACTGTTCGAACTCGCATATGGCGATTTGGCACGATTTGCACCTCTCCAAAGTCGGAAATATAGACGTCAATAGCCGCATTTAGCTTGCTGTCTTCCGCTTCTTTGTAGCGTGTAGCGTTGCCAGTAAAGGTTGAGATTTTTTGCTTTTGCGCTGAACCACACATAACAATTTTTGGTGTAGCACCAGAGTTCCAACAACTAGCAATAACAGTTTTCAGAAGTGCTTCAGTAATCGGACGCAATGTTCCGTCCGTTGCCGCCGCATTTACAAAACCGCTTTCGCCTGAACCTGAGGTTGTACCATTAGCACCAGAACCACCACGAGAAACGTTAGAAGTTAGGTAAGCAGGCAAACCCGCAGTCTGTCTAGCAGTACCAGACGCTCCTCCCGCCGAATTTACATTCGCCAAGAGCATGGCCTCCATATCCCTCTTTAATTCGGATAATTTATAAGCCACTTGCTTTGCAACTGTCTGAGCATTCGCCACTCCGTTCACTGCTTGGTTCGTTGAGGAGACCTCCACGACTTTAGCACTGATTTGAGTATACGCTCCCTTTCGAACAGCGTTAGTCGGGGCAGTATTGGATAGTCCAACGTCACCCTCAATTTGGCGGTTCGCTCCAGTTGCGGCTAGGTCGACTTCACTCCACTCAAAGTAAGTGTTGTCAACGTTGCGTGTTCCAATAGAGGACATAAGTAAAGTCTCTGTTGGGGTAATAGAAGCCATCGCTTCGGATAGGTCTTCCCTAATTGTCGAAACATCGTATGTTTCGTTTGTATTGGCTGTAACGGCCATGATATAGTCCTTTCTTTAAGACAAGAGATAATTAGTCACATCGTCTAGTGACCCAGATTTTTGCATTCTTGACCGCGCTTCTTTCTGCTTTATCACTTTCGTACCACTTGCAGTTCTTTTTGCTCCCGCTTTTACCATTGGCCTTGCGCCTTTGGTTTTTTCTACAACCTTAGTTTTAGAAGTTTGTAGTTTGCGGTAGGCAACAGCATCACGAACAATTTTAAATTCCCAAGTATGTTTTAGATTGCCTAATATCTCGATAGGAACTTGATAATAATCAACAGCAACAGTTTGAATGTCTTCCAAAAGCTTTTTACTTTTTTCAGGGTCATTTAACTCTGGCATTTCCTTTTTCAATATTTCAGCTTGTTCTGCCGCATATCGTTGGTCTTGTTCATACATTACACGTTCATTAGCTTTAGCTTGTTCTTCGGCTTCTGCCTTAAACTTACCAAATTGCTCAACGTCTTGCCGATATTGCTCCATAGCCTCCAAATAACCTATAGGGTCACTATCTTGTAGCTCCTTGGTTGGTTTTATTGGTGGTCTTGGAGCGTCACCATTTTCGTACGCTTGTAATATTGCATTAAGTTTTTGACGGTCTTCCTGCAATGATTGGGTAGTTTGCTCAAGTTGTTTTTTAACTTTTGCATTATCTTCCATACCCTTTTGGATATAATCTTGTCCTGCGGCACTTCGCTTTAGCTCCCCAATGGTTGCCTTCTTAATTTCGCCATCGCTTTTATACTCTAGCTCCATATCATCAGAAAGTTCAAAGGGAACGGCTTCGTCGTCATTTAGCATATCCTCATCCACGATTTGTTCTTCATCATCGCTATCGTGGTCAGCGACATCTTCACTTTCGGCTACTTCAACCGTTTCTTCAGTCTCAGTGTCCTGAGGTTCCTCAATAACAGCTTCAGCAACTTCGTTTAGATTATCTTCTAATTTTTGCGGTGGCTCTGATATTAAATTTGCAATATCATTTATACTGCCACTGTTAGGTTCAGTGCTCATGAGCGTCCCTTGCCTTTCGTTCTATGAGTTTTTCAGCATCTACATCAGCCCTTAATAAAAACTCAATTTCATTTAACGCCCGATAAATGGCGTGAGCATCCTCACGTTTTTCCACCTCTGACGCGCTCGTATTCGCGATTAACCGTAATTGGTCTTCTCGCAAATCTTTTATAATGCCTTGAAATTCTTCGTTATTTAATAAATTTCTGGCTCTAATAGCTCTTTTCTTGTAATCCATTCATCATTTCTTTATTATGCGGTCTTACTTTATCTTGTTCGGCTTTTATTGCCGTTGTGTCAACCGCAGTTTCATATTTACCTAATATTTCCGCAACCTTAACCGCTAATTCTTGCACCATTTCATCACGCTGTAAATCGTCTTTCATAGCTAATTCGTGCATTCTAAATTTATCATCACTAGCCGCTTTCTGCGCGTCAAGTTGCAATTTGGCCATATCTACTTGCGCCCTTGTCTGTGCTTTCATTTGCTCAGTTGCCATAAATGCTTGGTTCGGGTCTGTTTGCTGTTGCCCTTGTTGCATCATTTGCTGTTGCATTTGAGCTTCTTCTTGTTTTGCCATTATTAATTCTTGTTCTTTTTCAAAAGTTACTGGTAAATAGTAACGGTCTGTGTTTCTTAAACCTACTGAACCTAATAAATCAGCCAAAGTATTTCGAACGTTTGTCATGGTTACTAAGCCATTTTGCGCTCCGTACTGTTGCCAAACTGACATTTGCATTTGCAAAGTTTCGCGCAACACTGCTGATTTTTCGGCTTGCTGACCTGTTCCTATGCCAACGTTTACAATCATATCAGCGTCAGCGTTCCAACTGCGTGGGTCTACTTCAACAAATTCATTATTTAATCTTATTATTTCTTCTTTATCTGCGTTATTTATTATGCAGTGCGCTATAAGTTTAAATAATCTTCGCATACCGCCTTCTGCTAAATTTCGCGCTATTACTTCTGCTTGGCCTGCCGCCCCTTGCATTGTTGCCGCTATTGCTGTTGCACTTGCTGACTGCAACACATCAGCGTTTAAGCCTTGTGAGGCTTTGCTTATACCTGTTTTATTGTCAACTAATTGGTCAAAATATTGTAGGGCGGGAAGGGTTGAACCCGCCGTAAAAGGAACAACTTGCTCACGAATAGAACCCGCTTGCTTTACTCGCACTATTCTTCCTATTTCGTTGTTAAGCAAATCATCAACTGAAACTTGGCCATCTACTATTTCGAGACCAGGATTGTTAGTCAACGCAACGTTATCTAAAACGCCACGAAGCATGGAAGTTGCCGCATCTTGGTCGTCCATAACTAAGTCAACCAAACTGCTACCGAAAAAGGCGTGAGGTTCGGGGTCAACTTCAAATATTGCAAACGGCACTTCATCTGCTAATTCACACGAAAGAACTTTGTAACTAGAACCGCCTAGAATAAAACGATACATTAAAGGCTTTCCAGTGCCTTCTTTATCTATTTTCATGTAAGCTTCTGTTACAACGACTTTTCTACTTGTTGGGTCGGCACTTTCATCATCGTCCTCGTCAACAGCGTAATTTCTACGTTCAAACTCGCTTTCAGCTTCAAACGTTGACATATTGCCTTGCAAGTTATGAACTTCTTCATGGTCAAAATCCATTGCAAGCAAATCGCCAATAGTCATATCTGTTCTGTGGCCAATCACAAAAAAGTCATCAATACTGCGAGCGTTTCTATCTACAAAAAATTCTTCTGGAGGTATAGAAGTTATAGTAATATCACCGTTTGTTATTTCGATGCTCATTTTTACATCGTGCATAATTGTTTCAGTGCCTATGCCTTCTTCATCTAAAGTTCCTATAGAATTTTTTGTATGCTCTAAAACCGTTACATTGTCGGGTTCTGTTAAATAAGCAAACTCGTCATCTGTCAGGTTGTGCGCTTCGTGTACTTCAGTTTTTGCAATATCTTCAAACATTACTTTGGCTATGCCAGTTTTCTTTACCATCGCGTCCTGAAAAACATCGTTGAGCAATCTATAACCGTTATTTTGCATAAATTTATAATTAGCAAACTTGGTCATTTGCTCACAAACCTGAACGTCTTCTGGCATTCTGGGAACAAACTCTACAACGTTTTCAGTGCTTAGAAAAACACGTTGGATAGATGGTTTTAAACTTTTTACCACTTCACGGCATTTTGTAGCTACGACTCTTGAGCGACCGTCTTCGTATCCTATGTCAACTTCGCCATCGTAATAACGTTGTGATTTTAGTCTAGGTTCAGTTATTTCAGCTTCTATAAAATCAACGGCATCTTCCACGGCCTTTTGTATAATGCCTTGAACTGTTTCGTCATCCATTGCCTCGATTTTCATGGCTTATCCTTTTAATAATATGCGTTTGGTGTACGGTTGCCAGTAAGTCTATTTAATTCTTCTTGCATTGGGTTAAGTTGCTCAGAACCTCCAACAGAACCGCCTGCCCCCGCGCCTGCGCTTGGCCTTCTAAACATTATGGGGCTAGCTTCTTCAGTTGCTTCCCCTGCTACGAACCTTTGTAGAGTATTTATTAACGGTATCTGGTTAACTGCTCGACCCACTCTACTCATATCTAAACTTCTATAAAGTTGGGCTAAAATACCTTGCGCGGCGTATGCTGTATTAGAAACGTTTTTCGTTGTGTCTGTAACTCGCCTTGCTACTGAGGCAAAACGTTTTAAAAGTTTTATTTCATCTGCTGAAAACAACCCGCGCATAACTTCTGGATTATCTTGCGTCATTTTAAACAAAAAATTGCTCATTTTTACGCCAGATAATTTTATTTGGTCTGTGCCTGTTTGTGGTAAATTAGCCTGTTTTACAATAGTCATAAAAGCTTCTTGGCGTATTTGGTTCCATACATCTTCTGGCAAATTTTGTTTTAATATTCTTAAATCGTTTCTTAGTTTAGGCTGTTTAATTAATCTTGTTCCTGATGAATTAAATAAAAAGTTAGCTATTTCGGCGGGGTCTTTTTTAAGTTGGAAAGTTCCACTATTTGGCTCAACTTCTGTTAAAGTTCGCAAAATGCCCTTATCTTTCCAACGTGAGGCATAATCTTTATAATTAGCTATAGCTTTCATTTGCGCGGTAACAGCTTCAGGATTACCGTCAAGTAATTTTTGCTCTACTAAGCCGTCCAAAACGTTGTCTAGTGTATTTTTTAGTTTTATTGCCGCCGCTTGTGAGGGTGAGCCTTTTTGAAAGCCGTTTAACTGCCTTCTAATATTAAACAAACTTGTAACATCGCCACCAGAACTTAATATTTCTTCCATTTCATCAATTAACTTAGAAACATTCTCTATTTCTGTTTTTGGAAAGCCATCAACACTTCTTCTTAAAATGTCACTTACTTCCCCTGCGTGTTCTGTTGGTATAAATGCGTAACCTTTTTCACCCGCTTCTGTAAAAAGTTGCGTTGCCCTTTGTTTTTCAGTTCGCCTTATATTATTTAAGGTTCCTTGAATATTTTCGCCAACTTCTATTGTAGTAGGTTTGGGCGCACCGCCACCCAAAGAAGTTTCTATAGCACCAACATTTTCATTTATACGGTCAGTTTGTTTAGTAATAATGTCATCTATTTTATCTTTATTAGTTGTGCCATATGTGCCTTTCGTGATGGCATCTTCAAATAATTGGTCGCTTGGGTTGCCTGATGCTTGCCCTTTAGTCAACGGAACTGGTATCGGCAGACTTTCCGCTTCGGTAACTGAGGCCGCCGCCTGCGCGTCTATTGATTGGCCAACTTTTTCATTTATTTCTTTTGCTAAAGCTTCACTTACACCATCAGGGTCTATGCCATTTGCCCTTAAATTATCTTGTACTGATGTTTTTAGTTGGCCTGTTGTTTGGTCTATTACTTCAAACGGTTTTGATTTTAGCTTAGAAACAATGCCACCTAGAATTTTAGCCGCCTTGTCCATTCCCGCTTTACCCAAAATCCCGCCAAATGCGCTAAGTGGAACATCAAAAATTTGAAAAACGCTACTGGTTAATCTACTACTAATTAATTCAGCTAAAGTTCCTTCAGCCATACCTAACAACGCAGACCCAAAATAACCACCCGCAGGGATACCCATTAGTGCCGCACCGCCTGCTAAAACAGCCCCGCCCCCAAGTGCGCCAGTTAATGGCATTAAATCAGTTTTATCTAGTCCTTTAGGGTTTGGGTAAAACCTTACATATTGTGAATTTTGTGGTGTTCCCTTGCCTGTTACTGGCGAAATAACAACTAAATTTCCAAATTCATCGTTGGTAAAATTAGCGTCAGGCAAAATATTTTTTATGCCTCTGCGAAGTCTTTCATCGCTGACTGTGGTGGTAATAAGTGCCGCGAGCCTTGTGGCTTGTTTTCCATCTAATGCTAGTTTTTGTGCAGTGTTTCCTAAAGCCATTTCTGCAATAGTTGGTATAGTGCTATCTCTTTGGCCACCTTTAAACCAATCAGCCGTTCTTTTTAGCAAACCCCTTTTATCTTCTTTTACTTCGACGTCAGGGGGTAGAAAATTTTGCTCTTGTACTATAGCCTTTAGTTCTTTTGTAACTGAAGACGCTTCTTCGCTCTCCGTTTGTTGGATATTGTTTTCTAAAAAATTTATGGCTTCATCAGTTTCCATTTTATTTTTCCTTAGTCTGGCGACCGTTTTGCTTTTATGGCTTGTAGTAATTGCGCTTGTTGTGTTTGTGTCAAAGTAACTGTTTCGTCTCTAAAATCTTGCGCTATTTTTAACAAATCTTCTAAACTTTTTGTCATGTAAGGGTTATCCGCATTAGCTTGTTCACGATTTGTAATTTGCTGTTTTAGATAGCCTTCTATAGTATTTCCAGATGATGAAAGATAGATTGCCGCTTGTTCTAGTGCATCTCTTGAGGCTAATTGTGTTCTTCGTTTTTTAAGCAACCATTCTTTAAGTGGTTCGGGGGATAAATCTGGCGGCGCAGATGTTGCTATAGCAAATTTCATTTCAGCTTCAGATAGTGCGCCAAATGTTGCGGCGGAAATAGTTGTTAAACCCATTGCATTCATTGCTGTTTTTAAGTCGGCTGAAGCTTTAGTGATGTTTGGAAGATAATTTTCAAAAAATCCTGAGAGAGCCCCATCTTGTAATGCTCCAAGAGCAGTATCAATATTCGTAATAGAGTCGTTTACAACTTTAATTTCATCGAAAATTTTACCCGCTTTTTCAGCCGTAATAGCACCCAATTTTTTACCCGCCGCAGTATCTTGGTCAAATTTTAGTTTCTTTTCATCTGCCGCATTTATGTAGTCTTGAGCTTCTTGCCCTTTTAAAATTTTGTTATTGGTGTCCCTTACAATAACATTTCCCGCCCTATCAATTATAATTGCGCCACCACCAAATAATGGCGTTGAAGATTGCACATTGCTTGAAGTACCCATGCCTTTGTCGCGTTTGTACTGTTCTAGCACCTCTTTTGCATTCATGCCCATTCTAATAGCTTCAGCATATTTTTTGCCATCAGGCTGTGTATCTAACCAACGAGCCGTTGCATTTGCATCGTCTGTTTTAATTTGTCGCGCTTCATCGGCTTGTGCTAATTTGTTAAGCCTTGCGCCTGTGTCCGTTCGGCTTAAACTAGAAAAAGCTTGGCGTGTTCTAGGGTCACGAAGAAACCCCATCAAACCACCACCCTGTCGCTGTTGTTGTTGCATTTGTAATGCGTTTAGTGGTTGGTTCATTTGTTTGCCTCCTTTTGGACCCTTATAGCCTGCCCATGCCTTTGTTCCTTGCGTTTCATAAATCCACTTTCCAATTTTATCTTGCAAACTTGGCGTTAGTTTTTCATCACCTTTTAAATTTAAATTATTTTTTGCATCCCTTAGAGTTGTGCCTACTATTTGATATGCACCCATTGGGGTTGCGATTTGGCCGTTATTTAAACTTGCAACATACCTAGCGTAATCTCCTTTTGGGTCAGCAAATAAAAGTGCTTCATCGACAGTCATATCTGTCAGTTGGGTATTGCTAAAAATCCCCTCTGGCTTGTTTTGGTAATTAAATAAAGCGTTATAGTCACCTTTGCTTTCACCATCAAATATGCCTTGCTGTACTTCTGGCCATGTTATCATTTAAAAACCAGGAATCGGCGGCAAACTGCCTGCCGCAGTTAGAAAGTCAAATAATCCTGGTCTCTCAGGTACATTTATGTCAAATTGTGGCAACCCGCCAAAAATACTATTGTAATAACTTAAATTTTCGCGTGGGTATCCTAAATTAGCTAGTGTTTGTTGTCGCGCCGCATCAAGCATCATTTGTTGTTGGCGTTGCGCTAATTCTGCCGCCCGTTGTTGTTGTTGCAAGCCATACTGTCCTTGACCAAACATCTGATTGCTTAGACCAGTAAGCCCTGACGCGCCTGATTGCCTTGTGTTCATATCTCTTTGCGCCATATTTTGCGCCGCATTAAAACCCGCTAATCGTTGTTGCGCCGCCATATTTTGGCTGTTTCTATCGTATTCTGCGTTGGTTAAACTATCAACTAATGCTGACCTAGAACCACCATACGCATTTTGCCCCATTGCATTTGCAGAGTTTTGATTAACGGCCATTTGCCTTTGACGTTCAATGTCTTGTTGAGTTCTATTTATTACATCATCAACATAAGGGTTCATATACTGTTGGTAAGCGTTGGGGTTTATTCCCTGCGTTGCCATTTGGTCATAAACATTTCCCGCCACTTGTTGTGCATTTGTAGTTTGCTGAAAAACATTAGGATTAATTGGTGCAGACATTGCATTGTTTTGGCTTGAATTATTTGTTTGAGTTGGCTGTACGTCATAAGGTCTTGGCTGTACGAAAACACCGTTTATATTATCGCCTATCATTTTCCGCCTCCAAATATTTTCCCAATTAGCGAAGTTTTCTTAATATCGTTTGCTACTTTACTTGCCATTGTGCCAACGTCACTTCCTATTTGGCTCATATGGTCACCAAAAGACATATCAAAAGGATTTTTATCTTTTATAGTTGTATACCCTGCGGCAGAAGCTAATGCAGGGTCAACTTGTCCACCTTTATAACCAATAGCAACAACACCGCCTTTATCATCTTGACCATAACCAAAACTAGGGTTTGGAGTTACGCCATCAGCATAATTTCTTTTTTGCCTAGCCATATGTTCGGCCAAACCAAATCTTCCATTTGGGTCTAAGAAATCAGTAACGCTGTCGCCACCGTGATAAGGGTCAGAACCACCACCGCCACCACCACCACCTGATACTGGTTGAAAAGAAGAAGTCATTGATGGGTCTGGTCTATTTGTTAATTGGTCGTAAAGTGATGGGTATTTTTCAGCAAAGTCAGCTTCTATTTGTTCCTGATATGGCTCACTAGAATAAGCGTTAATACCGCCGATGTTTACTGTATCCATTTGGGGGGGGGCAACAGTATCTAGACCTAGTGCAGATAACAAACTGTTAGTTCCGCTGTATCTTTGCTCTGGTACTTCTGCAATATACTTTGGAACGTTTATTGGACCTTGGCCGTATATTCTCATAAGTTCGTCAAGGATAAAATCCCTAGCCGCTTTTGTTCGCGGGTCACTTTCAGTGCTTGCGGGTTTTCCCAATAAAAAGTCCATAACACCCATCACTCTACTCCAATCTATCTATTCTATACCACATTTTAAATTTAATTACACCCCTAGTAAGAACTGAGAGAAACACGTTTCCAAATAGCTGTACTGCCATCATGTGAGGCCGTACAAACATAAATATAATTACCATCCCAAGCTATCATGCCTGATACATCGCCTGCCGCCCCAACACTAGAACTAGGCGTTGCTTGTTTCATTGCAACTTGCCTAAATGCACCATCTGAAGAAACAACAGGGTAATTTTTTTCATCGTCCCATAAAAAAATACCATTATCGGCAGGCACATCTCCCGAAGATTTAAAAAAAAGTTTACCTAAATTTCTGCTAAGAAATAAATTTAATTCTCTACCCCACTGGCGAATATCTGTCCCGATAACTGGCGGTGTAACTGGCATTAGCGTCTGCCCCCCGATTTAGTTTCTAGCTTCATTGTTCCTACTCGCCACGCTGTAGGTTGGTCTCCCTCAACTCGCATTTTCATTTGTCTGCCAGTAAAACGCACAGAAGTCGGGTTACTTGGGTTAAAAGTTCCATGTGTTGTTTCGGTATCGTTAGGATAAAACTTAGTTTTAAATTTTAAATTAACGTCACCTTGTGTTTTTTCGTCAGGTATAACATCAGTTACTTTTGCAATAGCATCGCCGTTGCCTATAGAAATTGGTCCAGTTTCGCAAAAAATAGCACCATTATCATAATTTAGACCTTGTTCGTGGTTAAAAACTGCAACAGGCTCTATAACGTTTATTGTTCCTCCCATTCCACTATGAGCGGTACAATAATAATAAAGCGTTGTAGGTGTGCTATCTGTAACTGTTATTTCTGTGTATGCCCCTGCATTACCCGCCGAACCTGTGGTGACTACATTTGTGCTATACGCTGACCCGCCGCCATGTGTCCCATTAGAAGTTGTAGAAAACTGCAATAAATGACCGATATTAGTAGCGTCTGATTGGTCTAGCCTATAAGTGTTTCCTTTTATAAATGTAAGTGTTGGGGCGGCTCCAGAATGTTCCGATATAAAATATTTATTACCGCCAGAGTTAGCCACCGTTACATTATAAGTAAAACTTTCAGCATTTTCTCCACTCATAATTGGCGTTCTAAAAACACCCCTAGAAACTCCACCAGTTCTTGACAAATTACCTATTAACCAATGGTTTTCAGCTAAATCTACTGCAACATAACGATTTATTTCTAAACTATTTGCTGATGGGTAAAACCACCACACCTCACTAAATTCTGTGTTGCTCCAAGCCCAAATTTTTGATTGTTGGTTGACGTTTATATCATCAAAAACATAGTCGTGAACTTCACATGATATTTCTTTAACAGAGTTGCCATCGAAGCCAAAAAAACCTTTTTGCCCCATCCAGAAAGCACCTTGGTCAGTATCTACTGCCGACATACGCGAAACAGCCCCGCAAGAAGTTCCAACCCTATCGAAGCCATAGACATAAGGAGGTCCAAGATATTTTGCAGAAAACGCATCGCTATCTGTTATAATTAATGTTTGCCCTCTGGTTTTTAATCCCTGCATAATTTGACCAGTTGTCTGCAAGGTAAAGTCACCCGCTTCGTTTGTTGCCGCCGCCGTCCAAACAGTATTTGCTTCCTTGTCACACCATTGGACTTTTCTTGGGTTACTGCCTGCACCGAGCAAGAATATAAATCGTTCTTCTGTTACAACTAAACCTAAATTATTAGTTGGCGCATTTGCAACAGGAGCGGCAACGGCACTAGACCCTAATTGCCATTCTACAAGCGTTCCAGTGTCGTAATGCACACCAACTAAATATTGACCAAAATTATCAAGTGACCAACTTGTTGCCTCAGAATATGTACCAGTCGCAGGGCGTTGCGTTCCAAAGTACCCAGTTCCATAAAATCCACCGCCAAAACCTAAATTTAACCCTGCATCTTCCCTTCCAGTAGACATTGATGTTGGCGTTATATCGTATGTTATGCCTGAGCCTGTCATTGCTGTCAGTTCGTTATAACTACCCGCCGCAAAATATGCAGTACCGTTATTGCTTTCCCAAGCGTGTGCGCCTCTAATTGGATTTGCACAAAAGCCTTTTTTAAAATTTTGCCACCCGCCTATAGGCCGTAACGAGCCATCTCGCCACCTGACTAAACTTCCGTCATGCCACCTGTTAATAGCATCAAGCTCCGTTCCGTTTTTATAAAACCCTGCTTTTAAATCTAGTGGTACTAAAGGCATATTATTTCCAATGTGCGGCAGATAATTGCATGATTGCTGACCCCGAAACAACATTGCTTGCAGGGCTATTTTGGTCACATAAATAACTCGTCGTTCCTGTCGATGTACCTTCATCTTTCCAACAAAAATGATTAGTGGCACTTTCTAAATCTTGTTGTACTATTTGGTCTGAATTGCTAACAGTTACCGACCCCGCAGGATTAGTATCCTCAGTTATTCCAGAACCAATAGTCACTCCGTTGTATTGTGTTGAAAGCGAAATGGTTTTTGAAAAACTTGTATTATCAGTATTTTGAGCCGTTGCGGTAGCTGTAGGTGTAGAACTATTATAACCTGTTATTTCCCAAACATGGGTCATTGACCTACCACTGCCACCGTTACCAGTAATTTGCGTAGAACCAGAGGCAGAAGTTACTAAATAATAAACTGCTGATGTAAGCCCTGCGCCCCAAACGCCACCAGTAGGCGCTGTATCCATTTTTGCGGCAAGCGTTGCGCTAACACCACCTACATTTACATAGGTATTCCCACCCCCTGCAAGCTGACAGGTAACAACAACTAACTTTGAGCCAGAACTTAAAGTAACGTTACCAGTTGGGAAGCCATTGCCAGTTGTGAGTGTGCGGCCTTTGTAAGTCGCGACAGGGGAAGCGGCAGAAACACCATAGTAGTCATTAAATCTGTTTTCTGCGTTTGACCCTTTGCCAATCATGTCACGAATATCAGCATCGTTTATTGCGGCTTGTGAGCCGCTTCCACCACCCGCTTCAACGTGAATTTGGTTTATTGTTATCTGGCCACTACTTGGCAGAGGCATTTTTAAGTTCCTCTAATTCAGCTTTTAACTCTTTTATTGCTTCGATTAACAAGCCATGAAGTTGGTCATATTGCACTGTTTTAAACTCAACATTATTATCTTCGTTAAAAACTAAATTAGTGCTTTGAACTGCGCTTGGCATAATGTTTTCAACTTCTTGCGCTATCACCCCTGCGCTTTGCTTTCCATCGTGATTATAAGTAAATGTGTAACCATTAATTTGCATGAGTTTATCTAATGCGTTGTCTATTTTATTAATGTTGCCCTTTAACCTTTGGTCAGAAATTGTTGAAGAATAACCAATAATATTTCCATCAACGTGCAAGTCTCCACCGTCTGTCAGCCGCATATCTTCAGCTTGGTTGGTATAAAAACGCATACCTACATCAGTATCATAATGAATGTAGTCGTTAGAATTGCCAGTATAAACATCTGTATTACTGTTTATTCGCATATCGGTTTTAAGCGAAAACTCTAAATCGTAAGGGTCTGCGTCTGAACCTGTTGAAGTGTCAGTCCAGTTAATGTCTATACCGTGACCTTCTACAAACTTAACTTCTTTACCTTCGGTAATAGTTACTTCTGTTCCATCACCATCTTCTAAAACAAAACTTTGCATAACAGTTCCAGAAGTGCTTAAACTGTTTAATAAATCTAATTTAGGGGCTGTTACGCTACTAGAAACACCGTTTATTGTTATTGTTGTTAAATTTGGCGCAATCGTGCCTGTCGTACCATTAGCGGCATTGACAATTACATCAAGCGCATCATTGATTGTTTGCCCCCATGTTCCCTCACTACCTCCAATAGTCGGTTTTGAAATACTAATTGCCATTTTTTTCTCCTATTTCTTAGAGCATATCATGTTAGGCTACATCCGTCCATATTTCAGCGGGAACATTAGGCGTTAGCCAACCTCTAATTTTAAATTCATTAAAACTATATGTAAAACTTGCTGTTTCTGCACCAAAATAGCGTTGAACAGTCATGTCTACGGCTTGGCCTGTGTAAGTGAACACCCCTTGGCTAACTACATCACTTATTCCTTTTAGTGCGTCTTGCCCTGTTAGGGTAAAAGCACCTGTGTCAGCCCCTATGTTCATTTGTTTTGTAAAATCTACACTTTGACCACTAGAAGTAAAAGAACCGCTAGCAAGCACCATACCGAAACCAGTATCAAAAACTATATTTTGCCCTGCATAGGTAAATGTCGCGCTGTTATAAACGCTATCTATAATTAAGCCAAAGTTTTGGTCGAAGTCTATATTTTGACCACTTAAAGTAAAAGAACCTGTTGTAAATGTAGACGGACGCCCTGCACTTAATCCGACAGATTGACCACTTAGCGTGAATGTTCCGCTTGGATAAATGTCAGTTATTAATTGTCCTGCACCTTGCATAGAAAGCGTAAACGTACCGCTTGTGACTTGCATTGTGTGCGCTTCGTTAGCTGTTGGTGAGCCTAGCGCAGTTGTTGCTAATGGGGAAAAGCCTAACATTTACGGTTTTTCTCCTAAATCTGGTTCGTCACCTAATGGGGTAAAATCAACCCATTCTTGGTTTTCTTCATCCCAACGGACAGGATTTGTTTCGTGGTCATCTGGCATTGGTACTGGTGCTTCCCATATGCAAGTTTCTTCATTTAACTGCCAAGACGCAAAATCAGGCTTTACATCAATAAACGCATCTTTGTCAGCATCGTAAGTGCCGCCAATCATCGCATAGTTTTTTCTAAAATTATAATTCCAACTTGTTTGTTTCCAGACCGTATCTTGACCAAACATATCTTTTAAAAAAACAACACCAACAGCTTCGCTTTCATTTCCGTCTGCGCCTATAATATCGTTATTATCTACTACAACAATATCAATAACTTTGTTTCCATCTAATCTTGCAAAATGCGCCATCTACTGAAACCTATACTGAATAATAACAATACCAGAACCGCCATTTTTAGAGCCGCCAGTTGTCCAAGCCGCACCACCGCCGCCACCAGTGTTCGTTGACCCTGCGCTTACTTGGTGAGTATTAATCGCACCACCGTTGCCGCCACCACCATAACCGCCACTTGCAGGGCTTGGAGCATTGTAAGACCAAGTAACACCACCGCCGCCACCGCCTCTGGCTCCACTGAAATGATAAGAGCCAGAACCACCGTTTCCGCCATGATGGGTTGCCCTTGCGTGACCGTTTTGCCCTGCCGCCGCCGCACCACCGCCACCGCCGCCTGCTAGTCTAGAACCAGAACCGCCGTTATGACCTTGGCCACTAATACCGCTACCGCCTGAGTAGGTTGTTGTTACAGAAGTCGCAAACCCTGCGCCGCCGCCAGAACCACCGCTTCCCGCAGGGGCGTAAGGCACTGTCCCGTACCAGTTTTCGGTTGCCGCACCGCCACCACCGCCAGTTGATGTATAGCCGTAAAACGAACTATTGCCACCATTGCCACCTTTTGCTGTATTGTAATTTCCATACGAACCGCCGCCACCGCCGCCTACTCCAACGTAATGGTTGCCTGTTCCAATATTAAATGAAAGGTATCTATAACCCCCTGCACCACCGCCGCCTATTCCTGCGCCGCCACCGCCCCCTGCAATGATTAAGGCAGTCACAGACTGTGACCCTGCCGCATTGCCAGAGTTTGTAACATTTAAATATCCAGCACCATAAAAATAATGTGTTCTGTAATTGCCACTTTGCGAAACACTGCCGCCACTTGCGTAAACATATGAAGGTGAGCTTGTACCATAAAATTGGCTCATACTTATTGTGCCGCTCGAAGGTATTCCGCTATGACCTAAATAATATTCGCTTAAAGAGTGTGGTGTAGAGCCTCCAAATTCAGACGCAATATTTGCTAGTGATATTGCTCCACTGCTTTGTAACGTCATATTTAACCCTCAAGTATCGCTCTTAGTCGCTCTATTTCATCTTGCTGTTCTTTTATTGCTTCGATTAGCAAGCCAACCATATTTCCGTAAGCTACGGTTTTTATTCCTTCGTCATTAGTCATAACCACCTCTGGCAAAACTCTTTCGACTTGTTGGGCAACAACACCAGTTTGTCGTGGATTACCTTCAATGTCGTTACGGTTATAAGTTACACCTTGGATAGCTTTTATCTTTTCGATAGGGTTTTCTATTGGCTCAATATTGTCTTTTAGTTTTTCATCTGAATACGCTGTGACATTTCCTGTGGCAGTCCAGTTTCCACTAGTGTCAGCATAAGCACCCCAAGAACCCCAAGTAGACCTTAAAAATCCATGTTGACTGCCTGCGCCATATAATTGAAAACAAAACGCATTATTTGAACCAATACCGACAATACCGCAATCTGTACTACTGCTACCTTTAATCCTTAAATTTTGGTTACGCTCTTCCTGTAATATTGGACCTGATGTATCACCTATTTCAAGAGAATTTAATTGAGCGTCATCATCAGGGGCAAGAGGCGTAAATCCTAAAGAATTAACTACATGACTTGAAGTCATACCAGAAAATCCAGTAAGAAACCCTGCGCCATTTGTTAGCTGATTTGTATTAGTTACATTAGTTGCACTAGCCGCAATGCCATTCAACTTAGTGTGGTCAGCATCAGTAAACACATTACTATCTGAAGCCGCTTCCACTGCCGCCCTTATTTCTGCGTTAGTTTGGTCAGCCGTTGCACTTGCTTCAATGCCGTCTAATTTTGTGCCATCACTAGCAACATTTCTACCGTCAACATTGCCACTAACAACAATATTTCCAGTAACATCTAAACCGCCAGAAGTAGCCTCTGCCTTTGTAGCCCCTGCTAATTGTAGCCTTTTAAAATCATCAGCAATAACAGTAATAGAAACTTTTGCACTACCACTGAGGGATAGCGCACTACCGCCACCACTGCTTTCAGTAGGGGAACGTGTCAATGTTGTTCCACTAGAACTATAAGTACCAGTTCCTATTTCCCAACTTGAGCCATCCTCAATGACATATTGAACAACATCGCTATTTGCTACGCCTGCATCAGCAAAACTTTGGAAGCCTGTTTCTGCACTGCCCAACGTAATGGTTCCCGCCCCAGTCGTTGAGGTGTTCATCTTGGCTCTATTAAATAGTTTTGCCATGATGTTCTCCTATTATGTAAGCGTTAATATACCGTTTGTGCCGATGTCTATTGTAAAAGTATCACCGTCATTCAATGTAAGCGAAGAACCGTAATCGTAATAGCCAACAATAGGGTCAGCGGGTGATGTTGGTGTATCGTTGTAAATAATGACATACCTAAAAGCCGCCACTGAACCGCCTGATGCAGTTAAAACTTTATCATCAGCTGACAGTTTATAAGTACCGCCTGTTTGGGTACTTGTCACGTTTGCTAATGTTCTGCTTGAAAGATTAGTGTAACTTACTTCTGTAATATTTGCTAAAACACCATTTCCATCAGCCGCCGCATTTGTGCCTGATGTTGGGTCTGTATTAGATAGCGCAACTTTGAACGTGTCAGCATTCATATCCATTGCATTAGCTAGGTTGACCACAAAGTCATTTACTTTTGTAAAACTTGCCATTTAATAGCTCCTAATTTGTATTCGACGACCCGAACCAGATGTTCTAGCTCGCTCTCCTTCTAAATTTATAGCAGAAACTGAGTTTAGATACAACGTGTTCCAGACTGCCACTCTTTGGTCTTCTTGTAGATATGGTGAACTGTGAAGCAAAGAACTATACAAATAAGCGTCTGGGTAATGCGTTAAAAGCCAATTTGTATTATTTACTGACAGGTCAGGTATGCTTTCATAATATACCAGTTCTACGGTGTAATCGGCATCTGGCGTTGGGTAAACTTCAAACGAACCGTCTACAACCGCATAAAACTCAGGTCGACCAACATTATCTGAGTTTTCCATTCGCATTTTTGAAATGTCAAAAGGACTAATTAATTCTAAAGTATGGCTAGGACTAGCGGGTATTGTTATTCTAATAGGGGCAATAAAATCTAAGGGTAAAGCAGTATATTGCGTGTCAACCGTGGCTGTCGCCCTATCTTCCATGCGCCAATGCCTTAAATCCCTACTTAACTGCGCTTCAGCTAATCTTATAAAATCTGGTATAACTGCCGTTAAATCAGTTCTGTTTAATGTGTCAGCTATACTTGCCGTTAGTTCTGTATAATTTGATAATGGCATCTATATCACCACTTTACTTTGTTTGCCCAATACGCCGCTGACATTTTGCCTTTAGCAATATTTTTAGCGTGTCTTGCCTTAAATGACTTAGCTCGTTTAGTCATGGTTTTATCACCAGTTTTACCTTGTTGCCCAAAGCGAATAGTTTTTATTTTACTACCTTCTTTTGCGACAACTATGTGGGATTTTTTAGGGTGGCTAGGGGTACGTTTTGGCTTGTTGTATCCGCTAACTCCTGCACGTTTTAGTCTAGGGTCTTTTGCCATTCTATGGCCTATTTAAATAATTAACATATGCCCTTAATAAATCATCATAAGATGGAGTTACACCTTTTTCTTCAAAAACTGGCAAAGCTAATTCTGAAAATTCTTTAAAAGATATGTCATCTAATTCACTTACATTTATTTTTTCTGGTATGCCAACCCCTGACAAGTCTGTTACTTCGCCAGTCATATCAATAATATTGGGAATGGATTTGTTTGACATTCCACCGCTTTGTAACTGGTTAATCATATTAGATAGGTTTTCTGAGCTTCTACGCTGAGAACCTATAGGCTTGGCAAACCTGTTTGCTAATGCACTTAATAGCCCACCACCTTGAAATGTTGCACCAGAACGGCCTGCGCCGCCGCCGTCAAACATATCCATCAAGCTAGTGTAAGCCATTTATTTTTTCTTGCCGCCTTTTTTCTTACCTTTACCGTAGGGCATTACTTTTTCCTTTTCTTCTTTTTCATAGCTCGTAAATTGTCAACCATATTAGGGTAGGGTCGGCCTGCCGCTTTTGCGGTGCGCTTCGCTTTGGCTTCTTCCTTGGCGGTCATTTTGCGCCGCTTACTTTTAGGTTTTGGATTTTTACTTTTCCAAACTGGTTTTGCCATAGCCACCCTCCTATAAAAATCTCTATAACATATAAAATTAAATTACGCTATACCCTTTAGATTACGTTTTATAGGTTCGCCCCAATCTATGCTTGGCCTATAGCCAACAGCCAAATATCTAAAGCTATCTGCGCCGTGTGAAGTCCAATCGTGCAAAGGGCGACCACGCCAAGATTTTAGCTTTTCATCAAACTCCCTACGGTATTGCAACAATGCTTCAATACCACGCTCACATTTTTTTTCGTCAAACCAACATTTGTTAAGCATAGACCTTGAAGCTTGTATTCCGTCATCAATACTTAATCTGGGTGCTATTTCAATATTTCTTATTCCTAAATTATCTAAAGTTTCTAAACGACTTTTGCCAGTGCCTAATTCTTTTACTCTTACATCGTGTGGCATAATATGCGCTTCGTAATGATAGCCTTTTTCATCTAAAACTTTTGCATAATGGTCTAAACCTACACCACTATTTTCGTAATAATCTATTAAATGTATTTCTTGACCAACAAACTGTGCAAACCACAAAGCGGTACTATCACCAATTCCTAAGTCGTAACTTACAATTACACTTGTTGAAGGGTCATATGGAACAGATGTAATTCTTTTTTCGGTTTTTGCTTTCTTCATTTCAACAGCATAATAAGAACCTTGTATTGCCGCTTCAAAACTGCAAAGAAACTCTTGAGCAAACCTATCTTCGCCCATAGTTTCCTTTGCTTCTTCTAATTCAAATTTATCTAATATTTCGGTTTCATCTGCTTTATACATGGCACAAAACCAATTTTCGTTTTTTTGTGCATTGTTATAAATTTCCCAAAAATCATTTTTTCCTTTCGGCGTTCCTATAAAAGTCGCTTTACCTTGCCTGTCTGCTAATGATGGCCTGATAACCATTGGCCAAGCGTTTGCAGGGAAGTCGGCAGGCTCGTCTAGTACAACGCTATCAAAATACAAACCACGCATAGCATCGTAGTTGTCAGCCCCAAATAGCCTAAATCTAGCCCCATTAGGAAAGTCGGCACGAAGCTCCGAAGTATTGTAAACAACACCTTCAACGTCTTGTGTATATTCTAATAGGTAGTCCCACGCTATTGCTTTGGCCTGTCTGTAGTATGGCGCAATATAAGCAACCCTGACATTTTTGCGGTCTGTGGTTAATGCCGTTTTTATTAAATCGTTTATAGCCGCCACTGTTTTGCCAAACCTACGATGGGCAACAATTACAGCAAATCTTTCTTGGCGTTTATGAAAACTTTTAACTAGCTTTCGGGGGCGGTAGTTAATCGTCCTCGTTGTCATCGTCCAACCACTTATAAGCTATAACGTGTTCGCCTGTGTCGCCTGCGCCCTCGATGCGTTGTGTTTCTTTCCACCCTGCCCTAGTTTTTAAATAAAATATTTGTGCGCCTAAATCACCTGTTCTTGCTTTTTGTATTAAATTTTGCGCTACAAATCCAACAGCCCTTGCTTTTCCCTTTTTATATAGTGCAGAAACCTCTTCATCTCTTTCTAATATATCAAAGAAAACCCGCCTGCTTATACTAAAATAATCAGCTATTTGTTCTGTTGTTAAAACTGCCGCTAATGTTTCAACTTCACGTTTTTGCTCATCCGTTAAAACTATTTTTGGTCTACCGCCTACATTTTTTTTATTTTCCATCTTTACATACTTTACGTTTTGTTATAGTATAGTTTACAGCAATAAGGAGTATTACAATGCACTTTGAAGACACACATAGCCAATTTTGTTTTGACACTGCTATATATTTTACGGCAGTACGAGGCTTTGGCCGCAACCGTACTAGAAGCGACTTTACTAAGTATGCCGATGCTATTAGGTATGCCGACACTTACCAAGATACTCGCACTATGATTTATGCAGTAAACGACCTTGGTAACAGCGCACATTTGCATAACGCATAATTTAACCACGATTAATTACCTTTACGTTTGCTTCTTTTACGTTGAAGTTTCCCATTATGTCACCCATTATTTGCAAAGTTGATGCGGCGCGTTCTCCACAAGTATATAAATCTAAACTAACAAAATTGCGCTCTGGGTAGGTGTGAATGCTAAAATGACTTTCGGATAATAACCAAACGGCTGTAAATGCTTGTTCGTTAAACTGGTGGTCTTTAAAGCCTACAATAGTTAAATATTCTTCTATAGCTTCGCCAATACCTAATTGCACTTCAGCAATGTTATCTTCTGGGTACTCGTTTAACCAAACGTCTGCTATGACATGATAGCCTTTAGTCTCCATCTGCTTCCTCTAAATTTATTTCTATTTCGCCTAGTTCATCGGCGGCAACACTGGCGTCACCCTTAACAAACACAAGCACGTTTTGATGAATTTTGCCGACTTTTCTACTGGCCTGCATTTGTTTGCCAGAGCGCAATGCAAGTGTGCCAACGCTGTTTACTAAAATAATTTCGTTGTAATATTTATAGCCTGCGCTTTCCATTATTTCTATTGTTTTAGGAATAGTGCCGATGTACTGACCTTTTTTGTTTCTTACTTCGCCCATCACAATAACTGCAAAACGGTTATTTTTTAATTTAGAATAAGTTTTTTGTAATATTCTTTTATAAACCATAAAAAAGTCATCATGGCTCATATTGCTTAAATCATTTGGG